TGTTATAGAGTTTGATTTTTTAGCAGCATCGACGCCAGCGTCATTTGATAGTAATGAGGGCAAACCTCTAAACCCGAAAGGAAGTGCTGTTTGAGGGACTTCTTCTCTTAAAATATCGTCACTCATAATAACTCTTACACGAGTTGACTTGTTTTCAAAAGATCCTTCTCTAATTAATCTTCTTTCATCCTCATCGCTAGCATCAAAGTTAAAGTATACTTTTTCATCACCTATAACTTTTGCAATAAAATTTGTTGAATTTGGATCTAAAGAGCAGTTGCTAAATGATTCGTAAATTATTTGAGAATCGTCTGTATCTTTGACATCTCTTATTACTACACTAAAAGTTCCAAACTTATCAGTTGGGTCTGTGCTTGCCCTTAAGTTCTTAATTGATACTTTGTACTTCCCACTAGCATAAGCTCCATCATCCAAAGACTCAAAATGAAATAAATTGTATTCCTTTTGACCGTAAGGTTGTGATATAAAGCTCGTAGTTTTAGGTGCTGAGAATCTTGTACTAAAATCACCATACTTAGCTGCACGGGCAGTATCACCGCTCATAACTGCAACCTTGCCAGAAACAACTTTTGCAACTGCACTGTCAACTGGAAAATGCGCAAACAGCATATGCTTTTCATCTTCAAGAGAGAATGGATCTGTATTAAGAACTTTTGATATGTATTTATCACTGCTAGGATCTAGTGATATTTGCAATGTATCAGTTACATGTGCGTCACCGACATTTGAAAATCTCAAATTAAACTCACCGGTTTCAGCGGAAACATTTAAAGCATTAAATGTGGTTGGTGATGTTATTGTAGAAATCTGTAGTTTGTAATCTTTATGCGTAAATATCATTGCTCTAATTAGCTCAACAGTACCACCAGCCGCGTTAGCTTGTGATGAAGCGCCGCTGGATAAATTAAAGTCAGTTGCGTGTGAATCATTATCATTGAACATTCCTAATCCTAAATGTTCACCTGGGTCAACTGTGTGCTGTGCAGCAACGAAAAAAGGTGATCCGTTGAAAGTGTTACCCCCCGGATTTTTTGGATCTAATTTAAAACCTGCATTTAAGCTATCTTTTAAACCGCTGCCTAATGTCCTACAAAACGTGAGTGCTTTGCCGTTATTTCTAAAAAATTCTGCCATTGCATGACCGCTTAGTCTATTACGGTCGGGTGCTCCAAATATTCGAATGAATTCTTCTCTTGAAGTAACTGTTATGGGGACAAATGCTTGTCCTCTTTCTGAAGGCCCTATAAGGCCAACAGGCGTAGCATTATTTCGAAATAATGGTCTACTGATTACTTCTATTTCTCTTTCGAAAAAACCTGGAGACTTAAATGTCTGCTCTGCCATGCTAATTCTCCTAATAAATTAATTATTTTACATATTCTAATTATACAATACAAGTTCTATTTGTCGTTATTTGAGATATTAAAAATAATTTCAGCGTACTTTTGATCGTATACAGTTTCGCCTAAATTTTGGTTTTGAGCAACTATAGGCAACAAATTTCCTTTTGAATCTCTAATGAATATTTTTTTATTATTTACATTTTCAGAATTTTTATGTCCGACAGTATCTTCTTGATGTGAAGTATTGTTAGTAACAACGTGTGATTTATCTATTTCATTGTGCAATTCTTCTAACGACCGTATTGCTGTGATGCCTGATTGTTGTCCTACTTGAAAATCATTTTCTGACTTTGTATCATCAAGTATTTTTGCATTTGGATCATTGCTTCTAACGCCTGATATATTGGGGCCTACAATATTATTACTTGTTAATACGTCAAAACTTATTTTTGGAGCGCTTACAATTGATTTAAGACCGACTTTTCCGCCTTCAATGTTAGGAGCGAGTATGTAACCTGTGGATGTAAGAGTTAACGTCTGTTTGACATATCTTTCAGCATCTGTGTAATCACTATAATTTGTATCTTGACTAAACGTGCCTTCAATAAACGCTGGAAACCAATATCCTTTACGACTTTCTATTCTTAACTGTCTACCCGGGTTTATAGTATAAGCACTCATAATTGCTGTAATTATGTCATTTATTTGTTGTGTAAAAGACGCCCATATTGTTATTTCGTAAGAGCAGCCAAAATACTTGACTGGCGGGATTTCTAGCGTTTCATATATATTGTTAAGTTGAGGTTTAAGAGAATACTGCCCGTTTTGTCTTTTTGTCGTATGTTTAATACTGTTAAAACCTTCGAAGTTTTTTTGTTGGCGCCATTCTACGTTGTTATCTGCAATACGCCTCGCAATGACTTCAGGAAACATTTCATTGTTTGACACACCTTTTGAAGGTGTATTTTCAATGCTCCCTCTTGAAATTGATATTAGAGGAAGAATAAGAGCACCTGATTTGTCTGTTATTGGTTTTTTTCTCCTTAGAATCGCAAATCTTTCTCCAGTTGCAAATATAACAGGCACGCGGGATTGTTTTCCTTTGATTGAATGAAAGAGTGGTAATTGTTCGTTAAATAAATCAAAGACAGCAGCGTCTAAATCTTCAAGGCCGCACGATGGTATAATATAATCGTAAGCTCGCTGTGCTTCTTCATAACCCATTACAATATTATTTCTAGACTCTTTGTTTTGATCGTATCTAGTTGCCATTATTTATCTCCATAAAAAGAAGATCCAATATTGTTAACGCTCTTTTTACTCCCATCAGGTGAAACTTTACTTATACCTGATATTGGTGCATCTATGATTCCATCTTTTTGCAATTGACGTTGGTCATGCTCAGTTGTTCCTCTTTGCTGCTCAAATGTTGTTTGTATTGCATCGCTGTCTGTATAACCTTCATATGTAGGTCCAATTGCTTTCTTGAATATATGATCTATTCTTGTTTGCTTTGCATTTAGTTTCAAAGAAACAACTCTTTCTACTTGACCGTATGCTAATTTATCATAAATCAATGATGTGACTTCAAAGAAGATATCGCCATAAGATATATAGTCACCTTGAAGAATATTTAAGTCTCTATCTATTAAATCCCTTCCATGCAAAAATGCTGATATTGTCTTTATTTGCTCATGCCCAAACTGACTTGTTTTGACTTCAGAAGGTTGCCATTCAACTAAACATTCAAGCTCTATTGGAGGATTAAATATTTTTTCCATTGATTCTTCATATACACTATGGATATCAGATAAATCTTCTCTTATCGTATAATAATATATTTTCTGTCCTGCAACGTCCTTTATTACCTCTTTCGCAATATCAGAAAAAAAGTCAACTTCTCTTTGCCCTACAAATAATCTAGCCATAATATGTTATCCTATTATAATTGCTCTTCCGTTAGGAACAGGTATTCTCTTTAAAATTTGCGACATAGACTCTGATTGAGCTGCATCTCCTTCTAGAAGCTTTTGATAAGTTAATTTATCCAAAGTTTCAGCCAACGATTCTGCTAACCGCTGTCTGTCTTCTCTACCTTGACTTATTAGCTCGCTACCGTTCATTTGAACATCACTTCCTGGGATAGGAACTGAACTAAACTTTGATCTCGTAAGTCCTAAAGTTTCTTTACATAAAGCTAATGTATACTGTCTTATCCAATGCCTAGACATTTGATTGATTTCACTAAACTTTATATTCCCAAAAGGAATATTAGAAATATTTGAAACACCTTCTATAGATGCATCTTCATACGGCAAATTAGGCTTAAATGGATCTGCTGGGAAAGAAAACTTTACAAACAGATTTTGTGGGTTTTCTTGAGAAGGACGAGGGAAAATTCTCAAATCTTGCCCTTGTAACCTATAACTGTAATTACTTCTTCTTACTCTATTAGATATATCTAACTGCCCCGCTCTCAACAAATCTTCAAAAACTGGCAAAACATAAAACACAGTCTCAGGAGTAAAAGATTCAAACGCAAACTGATTGTTTAAATAATTAATCGCAGATGTAGTATCAAAAAATCGATAAGCAGCTTGCGGTGAAAAATGAAATATTTCATTAACTTTAATTTTTGTAGGTGTTGCTGAAGGCAGGATCTTGTTTTTAAACTTAGGATTAAACAACGTTAGCTGCTCAGCGCTACTAGAAGGGTCATATGTGTTTAAACTCAACTTAACACCATCATCAGTAGGAACTATCAAGTCATTATAGATGTTATAGTCTTGAACGTTTTCTTTTAACTCTATATAACCACTAACTGAATTTGAAACACCTCCCACAAAAGCCTCAGATGCATAAGGTTCAGCACGTCGAATTAAATATTCATGTGTCTCACGTGGAAATTTTTGTTCATATCCATGTGGTCCTACTTGCTGATCTAAAACAGGCGCAGCATCGACCTCTGGACTAGAAACTTCAATTACACCACTAATATATTCTCCCTGCTTATTATACTTATTAAATCTAGGATCTTCTATATCCTGTATTGTTAACGGTTGCGCATCTTTTTGGGCTGGAGTTATATTGTCGCTTGTTTGATTACTCGCTATATAATAATAATCTCCATTACTGTTCTTCTTAAATGAATTTACTTGCCCTTTAGACATACCCATCAAGTTTGACATATAAACTTCAGCTTGATGAGCGTTAATATGTTTTGAAAACTCTAATGCTGATTCTTCGAAATTTGCCCATATCTGCTTACTAGTCAACTCTACAGATAATACGTCATCGCCCAAACGTCTTTTAACATATAATACAATACTATCTGCTTCTTCTATGAAATGCAAATCACCGTCATAGATACCAAATGGCGTAGGCTGTGTTGTACTACTAAATGAAGCCATATAAAACTCCTATAATCTTTTATATACATATCTAATTATAAAAGTCTTTACTAAAGAATACGATTTCAAACAGCAAATACTAAAAAACCCCAAAGAGTATCTCTACTACAATGAGGTCTAAACAAAATCTTAGATAAAAATAGCTATCAAACTCCAGTTGCAGCCATTGATTTAACCCATGTTGTTCCTGTCCATATTATAACAGCATACTCTGCAGCTGCATCTAAGTCAGCAATTGAAGTTTCTGAAGCATTCTTTACTAAGGTATCACCACCGTCGCAAATAACAATCTTTTCTGCACCTGCGTCAGCTGATGTTAAGTTTGGTAGTACAACAAATGATCCTGCAACTGTTCCTGAGAATCTTGTTACTCCTCCTGTAGCAATTTCAAAATTTGAACCTTCAACATGAGTAACTGAACTTGTCCAATTATAAGTTGTTGCATTACCTTGAGCATCTACACCTGCAATTCCTGTTGAACCAGACATATCAACTAGAGAAACATCTTCATTGACTTTACCAGCACGTAAATTTGTAATAGTAACAACGTTATTAGCAGCTGATGCTGTAAAGTCAGATTCTGCATTGATTTTAGCAGCAATTGCAGTTGCAACTTCATTTTTTGAATCTAAATCAGCAAGAGCTGAATTTACTTCAAGTCTATTGCCTGCTGCAGTAGAGTCAGGTCCAGGATAAGCATTCCCGCCATTAGCTGGGTCAAACCAAACAGTATACTGTTTTCCTTCTACATCTCTAAATGTAAAAAATACATTATCTAATATAGTTTCATCAACGGCATCAGGTGCAGCATTGTCTGCAGGGTGAAAAGAATTGACAGTAATGTCAATAGTTGTATTGCCTTTTACAGCTAAACCTTCCGCAGGAAATAAAGGTGCATCTTTAACTTCAAACTTATCAATAGACGCTACACCTGTCTGGACGAGGCCTTTGTCTTTTGTATATTCTACTTTAATTGTCATTTTAATTTTTCCTTTAGCTAATTGTAGTACTTAATGTAACCCAACGGTCGCCGATCCACATAAGTAATGCATGTTCACCTGCAGCGTTCATAGCAGCACCACCAACAGTTTCTGTAACACCTGCATTACCAGCTGTTTCTGCTTTTAAAGTAATATTACCGGTAGTGACATCATCAACTACTACTAATTTTTTCTGTCCTGCGTATGTACCATTTAAAAGTGTAATTGTGTGTTCACCTCCAGATGTTATAATATGTGTTCCATGTGCAGAAATATCAGCTGCACCAGATGTTGTTAAAGTTTGTACATGTTCTACTACAGGAACATCAGATACAGAAAATCCACTTCCTGTTTTTTGAACTAGACCTTTTGATTTTGTATATTCGACTTTTGGCATTATATATCTCCTATTTCTTTATTTATTATTTTAAGTTATTATACTAATGAGAGTTGTGAAGACTTATACAAGTAAGTCTTGCGTGGGTTTCTTTCGCTTCTCACTTCGAAATGCCCTTTACGATTAACTGCGATAACTGTTCCACGCTTTCCAGATGGCATCATTACTAATGAACCAATCTCTACAACACGTGATGCCGGTGCAACAGCTTGAACTGCTACTTCCTCTACGACAGGCTCAACAACAGGCTCAACAACAGGCTCAACCACCGGGGCAACAACTGGCGCAGGCTCTGGTGCAGGTGGCGGAGGCGGAGGCAACTCTTC